CCAAACGTTATTACACCATAAGGCTTTTCCGTCCGATCTGTGGCTAGAAACGGTTGCCACCAATCCTTAATACTGCTTTCTTCGGTCAACACATCATATATGGCGAGCCTTAACTCCTTCATCGTCCTCGCACCACCCGTTCCACATCCCTGTAGTAATCGGCGATGTGTTGCGAAACAGTTGGTTGCAAAATCGAAAACCTTCCTTGGTGACCAAGTTCTAGGTGTATACCGTATGGTACTTGGTGAGCAATTCGAGTACGTATTCGTGTCGGCTCTGATAGAACGTATCCGAGTAGTCCCCGTCTAGCCATTCCCGTACGATCTGTCCATGGACGGTTAGCCTTCGAGTATGCTTGCATGGCTTTTGCATAATCACTTGAAACAGATTCGAGTGCTTTAACCGTGTTATTTACATAAGTGTTCAAATTCCGTAGTACATTATTCATTCCCGTCAGTCTCACCAACATAATCACCTGCCTGTACTACGCATTGTAGCCAACCAACTTGATTGAAGTGTCTCATCGGGTCAATATCTACTACTGTAAACAAAGTTCCGTATTGAACGAACGTGTCGTCACGTTGAATATCCGTGTTCGGTGGGGCTATAATCACCCAATACGTGTCTAACGATTCTCCACCCTCACCTACGTTATCATCATGTCTTCGAGCGGGGTAAAGTTCAACAAGCTGTGGGTCTAGTTCAACCGTTTCAGTCTTAAACCCACCACCTCTAGCTTTAGTACGAGTTGTGCGGGTCAAAACAATTTCAATTCCGTTTAGTTCCATCACCTGTTCCAGCATTTCTTGCTGAAGCTCGTACAAAGACATTCCTTCACCCCCACTAACCAACGATTACCGAAGAACCACTACTTCCAATGCTTTTACGTACTTCTTTCTTCACTTCCTTCGCCAACTCCATGAGGGAACGAGTGTCAAAACTTACTGATCCGCCACCAACAGGTAGCGAACTTACTCTTGAACGAGTGACTGCCAACAACTCCAAACCACTTGCGTAACACAAATCAGCTAAATACCCTTGTGTCTGTTCGTCCATGAGTTCCTACTTATAAGGAACCACAGCTTTGTACACACAGAAACCTTTTGCTTTAGGCGTAGGTATCAGTCGCAACTGTTTGGCGTTGTGGTCATATTCCCACCCTGCTTCAGTTCGGTACAACCAGTGTTCAAACTTCTGTTCCAGAATAGTCATAAGCGAAGGGTTATGCCATACTGTGTCTAAATCCATTGTGCCGGGACTGTAGTTTTCGACTGCACCAGTTCGTCCAACCATTGCGGAAACACTTACTGTTGAGAACCAACAATCGGCTATCCGAACAACATCTTCCTCCACAGTATACAAACTTTTCCCCGGAACCAAGGCTATGTCATGGTAGGCGTAGGCGGGTTTCAGACGAACTAATTCCCTTCCAGCTGATTGCACAAGTTCTTGTAGGGCTTCATCTGAAATCTCCGATGTCTTGGGGTTCCCTAGTCGTAACCTAAGCGAATTCAACAACCCATCCATTAGTTCACCGCCCCGCAAAAGTCTTAGTCAGCCGGAGGAAACACAGGATCCTTCGATACCGTAGGTACTTCTTCAAGCACTCGATGATACCGCTTTGCCCAACTATCCTCCATAATAATTGTTCCATCAGGAACAACTTCACGCTTTACACCTTGTTCATCATAAACAATTTGCAAAACGTCCGTTTTATTACGATACCTTTTTCTTGCCATCTTCTTTTCCCCCTACATTTGTCTATTTTGATCTACTATTCTTCTAAAGAGGGACCATGACGATCCCTCTTCAAATTCTTCTACTTAACTTACCCCTGCGTGATGGTTACGGTTGCGTAGTAATCAGTGATTACAGGTTTGCGTGCGTAACGGGTCATTACACCACGTCTAGGCGTAAAGTCGTTCGGGTCAAGCATAATTGGGGTCGTGTACAACGGGATGTACGGAGCATACACGTAGCCAGTTTCAAAGAACGTGTTTCCTTTGTAACCAAGCAACATGGTATTCGGCTTCATACCGGGGTCTTTGTACACGGTGAAACGATTGCGTAAGACGCCGAACCGTTCTACACCTTGACCAGCTCCACCTACCCATGCTTCATTCAACTCTCTGTAACCATCGAGCTTTTCAAGCAATGTGCAGGTATCGGGGTCAGCGACAATCCAATTAGCGTTTTGGAACCGCTTGCGGTAAATCAAGTTGTTCGCATCCAAAATTGCATGGAACAACGTTTGTTCGTATTCCCGCTGGGAACCAGCATACGTAGAATTACCATCCTCATCAACAGGCATAGAGCTAGACCAGTTTACATTACCAGCGGAAGCTACCCGTAGCAAGTGGTTGATGATTAACCGGTCAATCTCACGAATAATTTCATTACCCATGACAGTTAGCAATTCGTTTTCAGCACTTAAACCGTGGTAAGCCATCAAGTCCTGTTGGGATTCAAGCGTCCACTGGGCTTTGAGCTTCTTGGTTTCGGCTACAACACTATCGCTAGTCATAGACAACTTCATTTCAGCCACACTATCGTCACCTTCAAGCGGAGACAATTGGTAATCAATCGTAACAGCCGCTGCGGTTGCAGGATCTGTGGTAAACGTAATTTCATTACCATCAATAGTATAGCCACCAGCAAGGACTACGCCATCAATGTACACGATTTCCGAGTTTCCAGCAGGCGTGTAGTCTAATTCATAACCATCTTCACTAGCTGTTTCTCCGGACTTCTTAATAATTTCACCACGAACCATTCCACCAGCATATTTCGGGTTGTGTCTCAAGTCAACACGGTCACCAACACTAGAACCATGACGAGCGGTGTTGTACAAGAAATCCAAATAGAAAATCAAAGCGGTGGGCTGAATCATTGGTTGCACAGAAACAAGTTCTTGAGCAATTAGATTCGGATACACACGTCTAATGAGC